GGGCGGCGGCCGAAAGGGCGGCGGCCGAAAGGGCGGCGGCCGAAAGGGCGGCGGCCGAAAGGGCGGCGGCCAGCCGGCTCAATATCTCGCCCAGAGAACGGCTGCTCATTGAGCACCTGAACAAGCAAGAAAATGGAGATTAAGCACGATATTAAACTGGAGATCGCAACCGCCACGTCGCGGACGGCCACCCGCTGGACCAACAAGAAGGTGAGCTGGGCCGCGCTGGTGAACAAGTGCTCCGAAACGCACAGGACCACGGAGACCGTGGCCGAGTATGCCTCCATGTCCAGGGACGAACAGTCCCAGCGCAAGGACATCGGCGGCTTCGTCGGCGGTTACCTCAAAGGGGGCAAGCGCAAGAACGGGATGACGGAGTTCAAGACCCTCGCCACCCTGGACATCGACTACGGCACCGAGGAGCTGTGGGACGACTTCACGATGGAGTTCGGCTGCGCCGCGATGCTCTACAGCACGCACAAGCACACGCCGGAAAGGCCGCGCTACCGGCTCGTCATCCCCTTCCGGCGGCACGTCACGCCGGAGGAGTACGAACCCCTCTGCAGGAAGATCGCCGACACCCTCGGCATCAACCTGTTCGATGACACCACCTTCGAACTGCCGCGCCTGTTCTACTGGCCGTCCACCTCCAAGGATGGGGAGTACGTCTTCCGCTTCCAGGACGGCCCGGCCCTCGACCCGGACGAGATCCTCGGCGAGTACACCAACTGGCGGGACGCCTCCGAGTGGCCTACGTCCGCCAGGGAGAAGGAGCGGACCATCCACGCCCTGAAGAAGCAGGAGGACCCGTGTGCCAAGAAGGGCATCATCGGGGCCTTCTGCCGAGCCTACACCATCGAGGAAGCCATCGACACGTTCCTCCCGGACAAGTACGTCAAGACGGCCCAGGAAGGCCGCTACACGTACAGCGGCGGGTCGGTCGCCGGCGGCCTCGTGTGCTACGAGGGGAAGTTCGCCTACTCGCACCACGAGACGGATCCGGCGAGCCGGCAGCTGCTGAATGCATTCGACCTCGTCAGGGTCCACCTCTATGGCGCCCGGGACGAGGGGAAGCGGACCGAGGACACCACGAAGCTCCCCTCCTACGCCGCCATGATGGAATTCGCCTCCGAGGACGTCCGCGTCAAGCGGGAGGCCCTCGCACCCTTCCGGCAGCGGGAGACCGCCGCGGAGGACTTCGGCGAGGCCGGGGAGGCGAAGGACGAAAGCTGGAAGGACGGTCTCGTGGTCAACCCGAAGACCGGCAGGGCCGAGGCTTCCACCATGAACATCATCCACATCCTGGAACACCACCCCGGACTGGGCGGGAAGCTGCGCAGGGACGAGTTCTCGCACTACAACCTCGTAGAGGGCGAGCTGCCCTGGAAGAGGGAGGACGGCCCGTGGTCCAACGCCGACGACGCCAACCTTCGCGCCTTCCTGGAGGCGGAATGCGGCATCGTCGGGAAGGACAAGATCCGGGACTCCATCGCCGTCGTCTACTCCAGGCACGCCTTCAACCCGGTCAAGGACTACCTCGGCCCGCTCAAGTGGGACGGGACGCCCCGCTTGGACACCATCCTGGTGGACTACCTCGGTGCGCCGGACAACCAGCTGGTGAGGGCGATGACCCGGAAGCAGATGGTCGCCGCCGTCGCCCGCGTCTACGAGCCCGGATGCAAATGCGACTACGTCCTGACGCTCACCGGCCCGGAGGGCATCGGCAAGTCCACCCTCCTGAAGACCCTCGGCGGGGCGTGGTTCTCCGACTCCATGTCCACCTTCGAGGGGAAGGACGCGATGGAACTCCTGCAGCCCGCCTGGCTGCTGGAGCTCAGCGAGCTGAGCGCCCTGAAGCGCTCCGAACTGGAAGGGGTCAAGCAGTTCCTCACCCGCCAGGTGGACGAGTACCGGCCGGCCTACGCGGAACGGACCGAGAAACGGCCCCGGCACTGCGTCTTCTTTGGCACGACGAACGAGACGTCCTTCCTCAAGGGCGACACCGGGAACCGGCGCTTCTGGGTCGTCCCGGTGGGCGTCACGAAGCCCTCGAAGGACATCTTCGACGGAGGCCTGGAGGGCGAGAGGGACCAGGTGTGGGCCGAGGCCGTCCACTACTACCGCACGGGCGAGAAACGCTACCTGCCCGCCTCCCTGGAGCTCGAGGCCCGGAAGGTCCAGGAAGAGTTCAACACGCTCAGCGAGGACCCGCTGGTGGGGACGATCCAGGCATACCTGGAACGCCGCCTGCCGGCTGACTGGGACGGGCGCACCATCGAAGACCGGCGTGCCTGGATCAAGCACGGGGACGACTTCGGCGACGGCGCCGTCCTCCGGAGGGACAGGGTCTGCGCAGCCGAGATCATCGTGGAGGTCCTCGGCAAGAGCCTGAACGAGAAGAGCACCTACGACGCGAAGAACGTCTGCGCGGCGATGCGGAAGATCGAGGGCTGGGAGTGGTCCGGGAAGACCATGCGATTCGGGCCCTACGGACCGCAGAAGGGCTTTGTGCGCACCGTAAAACCGACCGAAGAGGAGGACGACCTATGAGCAGGGAAACAAGACCGATCGGCCTCTGCTTCAGCGTGAGCGAGACCGTCGCCCGGGCGCTCAGGGAAAAGCAGGACCAACTCATGCTAACCATCCAGGACGCCGCCATGGCGGCCGTCCAGCAGCTGGCGCAGAAGGAAGGCCTCGACCTGAACGACTACGACCGGGCGCTGGAGCTGGCTGACATCTCCAAGGCGGAGGACGGCGAGTTCTACAACGTGACCTTCAAACTGAGACCGAAACAATGACCGACATCGACTATTGCAAGGGAACCTCGGCCGACGGCCGGACCTGCCCGCAGCGCCACCTCTGCGACCGCTACAGCCACTATCTCTCCCTGCGGAGGATAGGCGCCCGGGCGGACTATCCGATGGCCTGGAACGGCGGCGACTGCCCGATGCTCCGGCTCCGGAAATTCCAGGGGGACTAAGCCGTGGCGGACAACTTCACGACTCGCTGCTGGCTGTGGGACAAGCCCCTCCAGGAGGCCCGGGAAAGGGCCAGAAATCACGGTTACAAAGAGGGCGCGCGGTTACACTTTTTAAAAAATTTGCGTAACCAAACGGCCGACGGTTACACCTCGGTAACGCTTCAGGTTACAAAGACAAAACGCAGTAAATCAAGCCGTTAGCATCCAAGTGTAACCATGTAACCAAAAATTAACAAAAAATAACAAGGGATAGCATATAATTATGGATATATCGTTATACGATAAAAAAAGGGCCGAAAATACGCGCAAATTCGAGCAAGGGGGGTACTCCCGCGCGCGTGAGAACGGTTACACCCGTCCGGAAAGCGAGAAAAACATCGAGGCCGCCCTGGTGCGCGAGGTGTCCAAGATGGGCGGACTGTGCCTGAAGTACGCATCATCCACGACGACCGGCTACCCCGACCGGCTCGTCCTCCTTCCGGAGGGCCAGGTGTTCTGGGTGGAGCTCAAGTCCACGGGAAAGAAGCCCGGGAAGAAGCAGGAGCTCCGGCACCAGGAACTGCGGGCGCTCGGACAGACCGTGTACGTTGTGGACTCCATGGGCGGAGTGGAGCGCGTCGCCGCCCTGATGAACCGGGCGGTCATCGCCGAGAGGATCCGACGCGAAGAGCTGGGAGGCCTGTGATGAAGTACGTCCCCTACGACTACCAGCGCCGGGCCTCCCGCTGGGTGAAGGACCACAGGCGCTGCGCCCTCTTCCTGGATATGGGACTTGGAAAGTCCGTCATCACCCTGACGGCCATCCAGGAGCTCATGGACGAAGCGGACATCACCAGGGTCCTGGTGGTGGCGCCGAAGAAGGTGGCGGAGTCCACGTGGGTGGCCGAGGCTTCCAAGTGGGACCACCTGGATCTGCGGGTCTCCCGGGTCATCGGGACGCCCAGGCAGCGGACCGCCGCCCTGGAGACGGAGGCCGACGTCTACGTGGTCGGCCGGGACTCCCTCGTCTGGCTGGTAGACTACTACAGGGGCGACCCGCCCTTTGACTGCCTGGTGCTGGATGAGCTCACGTCCTTCAAGTCACACAGCTCGGCGAGGTTCAAGGCCGTCCGCTCCATCTCGCCCCTGTTCCACCGCGTGATCGGGCTGACCGGCACGCCCAGCCCCAACGGCTTGGCGGACCTCTGGGCGCAGATCTACTGCCTGGACCTCGGCGAGAGGCTCGGGAAGAGCGTCACCCGCTTCCGGAGCGAGTACTTCAGCCTCCACAAGTGGAACAACATCGTCGTCAGGATGACCCCGCTCCCCGGCGCCCGGGAGACCATCGAACGGAAACTCTCGGACATCTGCCTGTCCATGCAGGCGAAGGACTACCTCACCCTCCCGGACCTCATCGTCCACGACGTCCTCGTCGAGCTGGATGCGGCGACGCTGAAGAAGTACGACGAGTTCCAGAGGGAGGAAGTGATGACCTTCCAGGGCGACCACAGCGGCGAGCCTGTGAACGTCATCGCCCAGTCGGCCGCCGGGCTGATGAACAAGCTCCAGCAGTTCACCTCGGGCGCCGTGTACGACGACGGCAAGGTCGCGCACATCGTCCACGGGGAGAAGCTGAGGGCCCTTGCCGAGATCGTCGAGTCGGCCCAGTCGCCCGTGCTGGTGTTCTACTCCTTCATCTCCGACATCGACAGGATCCGGGAGGCGCTAAAGTTCACCGGCCTCACGGTCCGGAAGTACGAGGACGACCGTGACCTGCAGGACTGGAACGCTGGCAAGATCGACGTCCTCCTGGCGCATCCGGCTTCCACGGCCTACGGCCTCAACCTCCAGCAGGGCGGCCACTACATCGTCTGGTTCGGCCTCACTTGGAACCTGGAACTCTATCTCCAGGCGAACGCCCGGCTCCATCGTCAGGGCCAGCGGAAGCCCGTGCAGGTGTATCGCCTGCTGTGCCCCGGGACCGTGGACGAGAAGGTGGCCGCGGCTCTCGAAAGGAAGGAAGGGGTGCAGGAATCGCTTTTGCGCGCGTTAAAAGAGATGCTATCGGAATATGTCAAGGCGTAGGATCAACCTGTCGGTCTCGGAGCAGACATACCAGGAGCTGTGCAAGGTTCGGGACGAGTACGGCTTCAAGAACGTGTGCGAGGTCGCCTCCACCCTCCTGTCCCTCTTCCTGAAGAGAGTGAGGAAGGTCGGGGAGACCGACCCCATGCCCGAGGATCAGGAGGCGGAGATCCGTGAGATGTTCGAGGAGTACGGTAGCTGGGAGCCCCAGCCAGAGGCGGGGCACGCTCCCAGGGTGCGACGCCCGAGGAGGAAGTGATGGCGAAGGACGAGACCTATCGGAGACTGATCAACAGTCAGCGGTGGCTCCGGCTCCGTCGTGCAGTATTGACCGCGCACCCTATCTGCGAACGGTGCCAGCTGGAAGGCCTGGTTACCCCTTCCAGGGAGGTCCACCACCGCGTGCCTGTCGAGTCTGCAGTCACGCCCAGGGAGAAGGAGCAGCTGATGTTCGACCCAGCCAACCTCGAGGCCCTGTGCCACGACTGCCACATCGTCCGGCACACTGAGATGGGACGAAGCGGAAGGGAGGCCACGCGCAAACGCAACGACGAGCAGACGCGGGCGGTGGTCGCGCGTTTCTTCGACGACCCGGGGGAGGTTTTTTGAAATGGGGGTGGGATGCTCGAAACCTCGCCGCCAGTCTTCTCCGCACACGAGCTATTTTTTCGACCCCGTGGGGGCTTCCGGAATTTCCGGAAAACTGCCAAAAATTGCACGAAACGCCAATTTATTTACAAAAAATGCTAAAAATTGCACAAAATACGGCTGAAACCGAACAATCCGCCCAGCCTATCGACCAGAAGAAGATCCGGCGCGAGATCGACAGTATCAAGCGCTACATCACGAAGCTCCTGAAGGACGCCGGATCCTATGAGCCCCGGCTCAGTTACCAGATCGAGTCCGTGGCGTCGGACATCATCATCTACCGCCGGCTCCGTGACCAGCTGCTTATGCGGACGGACTTCCTGGTGACCGAGAAGTCCCGCGAGGGCTTCGACCGCACGAAGGTCACCTCCCTGGTGATGGAGGTCCGCCTTCAGTCGGAGCGCGTCCAGAAGGGGCTCGACCTCCTGCTGATGAACGTCAAGTCCAAGAAAGGCAAGGGAGCCGGAAAGGACGCCCTGTCCGAGTTTATGGAGGCGATGAGGGAGGAGGAATAGGATGACCGAGGAGGAGAAGCAGGGGCTACGGCTGCTTAAGACGGACGTCATCGTCTACCTGCAGGGCTCGCGGGAGGCGCTATACAAGCGCTTCAGGGAGGCGCTCATCGAGACGGATCCGCGCATCGGCGAGTATGTCCTGGAGTGCATCCTCCATCCGGAGGCGCACAACCTCTACGAGCTCCTGGGCGTCAAGCGTTTCTTCTACCTCCTCGGGAAGTACGAGTGGAGGCCCAAGAAGGTCCGCCACTTTTTCAAGTTCTACGAGGCGCTGAAGTTCTCCGGACTGGACGGCCGCCGGCGCTACAGGCTGACGCCGGTGCAGGCCTTCATCTTCGCGAACATCTACGGCTTCTACAACGCGGAGGGGCTTCGCCTCATCCGGCTCGCCTACCTGTTCGTCCCGAGGAAGTTCTCCAAGACCACGAGCGTGGCCTCCCTCGCCCTGTACGACATGCTGTTCGGAGACCACAACGCCCAGGCTTACATCGGCGCAAATTCCTACCAGCAGGCGAAGATTTGCTTCGACGAGATCCGCGCCATCATGACGGACCTGGACCCGGACGGCAACCATACCCGGGTCAACCGCGAGCAGATCTTTTTCAAGGACCGGACGCGGGACAGCCTCATCCGCTGCCTGACGTCCAACGCCCGCACGCTGGACGGCCTCAACGCTTCCCTCGCCATCCTGGACGAGTATGCCCAGGCGCGGGACACCGCCGGCCGGTCCGGCGCCTCTCTGAAGAACGTCCTCACCTCGTCGATGGGTGTGAGGAAGCAGCCGCTGACCGTGGTCTGCACGACCGCCTCCGACGTGGTGGACGGCCCCTTCGCCCGTGAACTGGACGGCGTCAAGCAGGTTCTCCGTGGCGAGCTGGAGAACGACACCTTGTTCGCCGCCATCTTCGAGCCTGACGTGGATGACCAGGAGGACGACCCGGCCACCTGGCGGAAGGTCCAGCCGCACCTCGGGATCACGGTCCGGGAGGACTACTACGCGAAGGAGTGGTCGGATGCTCAGCTCTCCGCCGACAAGCGCCTGGAGTTCCGGACGAAGCTGCTGAACATCTTCACCGTGAACGAGCGCACGGCGTGGATCCCCGCGCGGGTGGTCGGCGAGGCTTCCCGCCGTTTCGGCCTCGGCGAGTTCGGGCGCGTGCCCGCCATGTGTGCGCTCGACCTGTCGGAGAGCGACGACTTCTCTGCCATCACTTTTGGCATCTACAGGCAGACGGAGCGGTCCTTCTGGTTCTTCACCCGCTACTTTTTTCCGGAGGGTGCCCTGGAGGGTCATCCGAACGAGCAGCTCTACAGGATCTGGGCGGAGCAGGGGCATCTCACCCTCACGCCCGGAGACGTCATCGACTACCGGGCCATCGTGGACGCCGTGCTGGACGCGAACCGGGAGGTGGAGCTGCTGTCCATCGGCTACGACCCCTGGAAGAGCCAGGAGGTCATCAATATGCTCGCGGCAGCCGGCGCCAAGAACGTCCTGAGGCCGGTCAAGCAGACCTACGGCTATTTCACCGCGCCCGTCCAGTCTTTCGAGCACGGCATCAAGACCGGGCACGTCTTCCTGAACGACAACCCCATCAACGGCTTCTGCTTCGGGAACGCCGTCCTGGACGAGGACAACCTGGAGAACAAGAAGCCCATCAAGCGGACGGCCGACCGGAAGATCGACGGCGCCATCACTACGCTCATGTGCCTGCGCCTGTTCATCGACTACGAGCGCTAAGGGTACCATTTCCGGCTTTGCGCGCGGATTGTAGATAAAGCAACCACGCATGAGCCTCATCACGCGCATATTTGGCCGCAGGGCGACCGTCCGGCGGGAGTCGGACGGAGAGAAGAAGCAGCCCCCGACACCTCGGGAGGGTGGCATCCTTTGGCCTTTCTTTTCGAGCAACACGGCCCTCTGCGTCGCCACCGTCTACCGCTGTGTCAAGCTCCTGTCGGAGAGCGTGGCAGCTTTGCCTGTCCAGGTCATGCGCCGCAAGGGCGGCATCTTCGTCGACGATGTTGACGGCCGCCTTCCATTCCTGATGAACGTCCAGCCTAACGAGTTCATGAGCGCCTTCGACCTGTGGCAGCAGGCCGTCCAGATGGTTCTCATGAAGGGCAACGCATACATCATCCCCGTCTACTCTTCCTCCACGATGGACTTCGAGCGTTTCGTCCTTTGCTCGGACGGCGCTGTAGCCCACGATACATACGCTGGCGTGTACAACGTCAACGACCTGGTCAACGGCATCAATGGATCCTACAGCGAGGACGAGGTCATCCACCTCAAGGGCTTGACGCTCTACGACCAACGGAGCGGCGTTTCCGTCCTGGAGTTCGCCCGCTTGACCGCTGACATCGCTCAGGTGGGCGATCGTGAGACCTTCGACCGATTCCGCAACGGCGGCAACGTCCGCGGCCTGGTGACGAACGACACCTCAGTGCGCGGCTTCGGCGAGTATCAGGATGAAGAGCTGAAGAAGACCGCGACCGACATTGACGGGCAGTTCCACGGCGGCAAGCACATCGTCAGCCTCCCGGGGCAGGTGGACTTCAAGCAGATCTCCCTGTCTTCGACGGACCTGCAGTTCCTGGAGTCCCGCAAGTTCACCGTCCGGGAGATCTGCCGGTTCTTTGGCGTGCCGCCGTCCTTCGTCTTCGACGACACGTCCAACAACTACAAGAGCGCCGAGATGGCGAACGTCGCCTTCCTGTCCAACACCCTGGAGCCGCTCCTGCGCAACATCGAGAGCGAGCTGCAGCGGAAGCTCTTCCTCTCGTCCCAGTACGGGAAGCGGAGGATCCAGTTCGACCGGCGCGGCCTGTACGCCTGCGACCTGGACAGCCGGGTGAAGTACCAGACGGCCACCATCGCCGCCGGCCTGTACACCGTCAACGAGTGGCGGCGTGAGGAGAACAAGCCGCCCGTGGAGGGTGGCGACAAGGTCCTCGTCTCCGCCAACCTGAAGGGCATCGACGAGCTGACCGCCCAGCCGGCGCCTGCTGAACCCCAAAACAACGAAACCAATGAAGAATAAGACCGAAGAGATCCGGCGGGAGCTGCTGACCGTGGCGGCCGAGCTCCACGTGCGGGAAGCCGGCGAGGGCGAGGCCCCCAGCCGGACCATCGTCGGCCGTGCCATCCTGTTCAACACCCCGTCCAGGCCCCTCTGGTCGGATGAGGATGAGGAGGCCGTCGAGGTCATCGCCCCCGAGGCCATCACCCGGGAGGTCCTGGATGCATGTGACATCAAGATGACCATGTTCCACGACCGGCAGCTCATCCTCGCCCGTTCCAAGCATGGCAAGGGCACGCTGTCCTATGAGGTGGACGACAAGGGCGTCACCTTCTCCTTCGAGGCCCCGAACACCGTGGACGGCGACAAGGCCCTGGAACTGGTTCGCCGGGGAGACCTGGCCGGCTGTTCGTTCATGTTCTCGACCCACTACTGGGACGAGGGCTTCGTTTCCCGTTCCGTGGAGATCCGTGACGAGAAGACCTACATCACCTACACGGTGCGTCAGGTCACCGGCATCTACGACTTCACTCTCGCCGCGGATCCTTTCTATGAGGGGACCGAGGTGGACACCCGGGAGATCCGGGAGGCCTCCAAACCCGAGGCGTCGAAGGTGGAGGAACCGATGCTGAACACCGAGAAGATCAAAGAGCAGCTGCGCGAAATGCGCCGCGCTGCAACTGACAAAATATTTGTTTAACCCCAAGTTTTTCCAAACATGAAGAAAAACACTATCAACGTTCGCGAGCTGGTGCAGAAGTACCAGGCGAACTGCGACCGCATCAGCGATATCGCCGATGCGTGCGAAAAGGAGCAGCGTGAGCGCACCGAGGCCGAGAACAAGGAGTTCGAAGCCCTGACCCGCGAGAACCAGCTCCTGGGCATGCGGATGCAGGCGGCCACCGCCGACTACCTCCGCGAGAACCCGAACGCCAACGCGGAAGCCGAGAGGATCATCCGCGAGAACCTCAAGTCCGGCCGGAAGACCGAGATCACGCTCGTCCGCGAGGGTGAGTTCGCCGGCATGATGGTGGCCGACGCCACCGCTGGCGGCATCGTCCCCCTGCGCGTCCAGGACTTCATCGAGCCGCTCGTCGAGGGCTTCATCCTCAACAAGGTAGGCCTGCCTTTGCCGACCGGCCTGTCTGGTGACTTCGTCTGGCCCATCTACGACACCGTCGAGGCGACCATCGCTGGAGAGGGCGTCGCGCTGACCGACTCCAAGATCGAGCTGGACAAGCTCACGGCCACTCCTGAGCGTATCGGCATCGCCATCCCGGTGACGAACCAGTCCATCAACCAGTCCGCCGGCATCATCGAGACCCTCGTCAAGAAGATCATGCCGGAAGGCGTCGCCCTGCTCCTGAACAAGATCATCTTCGGTCTTGCTCCGGCCACCGGTGCGACCCATCTCGTCGGCCCGTTTGCCCGGATCCTGCAGAAGGGCGCCAGCGGCGCTCCTACCGACGCCGCCCGCTTCGTTTCCAAGGTTGCCATCCACAAGACCCCGACCTTCGAGGACCTGAACGCCAAACTCAAGGCCGCACTCCTCGAGACCGGTGTCCCTGGTAACCACCTCTGCTGGACGATGACCAAGTCCATGAAGGCCATCCTGGAGGGTCAGCCCATCAACAAGGACGGCGTCTTCATCCCGATGATCCAGAACGACACGCTCTGCGGCCTGCCTGTGTACACCACCAACCAGATGCGGAAGACAACTGGTACCGGCGCGCAGGCCACCGTCACCGAGTACATCGGTCTGGGTGACTACGCCTACCAGCCGATGGGCCTGTTCGGTGTTCTCCGTTTCATCGTGGACCCGTACAGCCAGGCTCGCAAGGACGCCGTCGACTTCGTCCTCAACTGCGACTACGCCACGAAGACCCTCCGCCCGGAGGCCTTCATCCTCGGCGAGGCCAGCGTGGCGAACGCCTAATGACTGCCTAAGCCATGGAACTGGACATCATGCTCCTCAAGAAGCAGGTCCGGGCGGACGACTTCTACCAGGACGACGCCTACCTGCAGCATTTGCTGGACACCGCGACGGAGACCGTGGTCACCTACACGAACCGCAAGCGGGAGGACCTCGTCGACGATGAGGGCAACCTCCCGAAGATGCTCCAGCAGGCCGTCCTCATGCTCGCTGCGCACTGGTACAACCAGCGCGAGAGCGTGTCCACTGTCGTGATGCACGAGGTGCCTGATTCCGTCCAGACCCTGGTGAAACCTTTCAGGAGACTGGTATGATCGCGGGACGCCTGACTGAGTTCGTCGAGCTCCGGAAACCTGTCGTAGAGACGGACGCCTTCGGGTCGGAGGTCATCTCCTATCCGAAGGGCCGTCTCGTCCACGCCGAGGTCAACTGGAAGTCCGGCCACATTAGCCAGGAGGCGTCCGAGCTCTTCCCCGACGGGCGGGTGGAGGTCATCATCTACGCCGCCCATCAGGTGGAGGAGAAGTGGAGGGTCATCTACCAGGGCGTCACCTACACAGTGGGCGCCATTGAGTTCAATAGGCGGCGGGGCCTCAAGCGGATCGTCTGCGACAAGGTGAACGAATAATGGCGCGCTCCCTGGAATACGATGACGCGCAGCTCCGCGAGCTATTCGCCCAGATGGACGAGAAGCAGCGGAGCAAGGCGATGAAGAGTGCTTTCCGCGCCACTGCGAACCTATTGCGCCGGAGCGCTATCTCGAACCTCCGGGCGGATCTCCACAGCGGCCGCGACCTCGAGAGGGGCGTGCGCGCCCTGGTGTTCAAGCAGAAGCTGGGCTTCCGCGTCACCGTGGGCACCGTCCTCCGCAAGAGCAAGGACCGCACTCGGATCGTCGCGAAGAAGGGCTTCCACCTCAACCGGGCCGGACTGGAGAAGCCGGTCCTGATCTGGGCTGAGGACGGCACCAAGGAGAGGCGGCTGAAGGGCTCCCGCGGGTCCCACAGGACAAAGACGGGATTCCGGAAGCGCTACCTGTTCAACGGAGCCTACAGGGGCCGGATGCCGGCCTTCCAGTTCATCGTCAAGGCCAACCGGCAGGTCGGCCCGCAAATCAACCAAACCCTCCAGGAGAGCTTCCGGGCCTCCGTGGAAAAGACTGCGAAAAAGTATGGCTGCATCGTCTAAGCCTGTCACCTCCCTCAGCGTGGGCCTGCTGGTCCGCGACCTGCTTATCTCCGACGAGCGGGTCGCCGCCCTGGCTACCAAGGTCTACCCCGTGGTCGCCGAGGAGAACGCCCAGCTCCCCTACGTCTGCTACCGTCGTGCGAACTACGACCGGCAGCCGGCGAAGGGTCCCGGGCAGGGCGCCGACACGGTAGCGCTCGAGATGCTCTGCTACGGCAGGACCTATGCGGAGAGCATTGACCTTGCCGAGGCCGTCCGGGCCTGCCTGGACCACCAGAGCGCGGCCTATGAGGATGAGGATGGCCACCGCCTGGTGGCGCGGTCCATCGACCTGGAAGGCTCCGAGGAGGGCTGGTCCGACGACGCCTACGCGCAGTCCCTCGTCTTCACTGTAAGAGTCAACAACGTTTAATACTGCAGAATTATGCCTACTGTCAAAACTGGATACGTCAACGGCAGCGACCTGCTGCTGAAGGTGGGCGGCAAGGCCATCGGCCACTGCACCACCCACGCCACGACCTTCAACACCGAGACCAAGGACCGGAGTGTGAAGCCTGTGGCCTCCGCCTCCATTTCCGCCGGCCTCTGGAAGGGCAAGGGCGTGACCGGCCTCAGCGTCAGCATCTCCTTCGAGGGCCTGACGAACTACGAGGAGACCGAGGGTGGCTTCAAGACCCTCCTCAACGCCTGGAAGACCGGGCAGCCTGTCGAGGTCGTCGCCCTCGAGCGCGAGAACACCGACCCGTACCTGACTGGTTCCTTCGTCATCGCCTCTCTGGAGCAGAGCGCGCCCGCCCAGGACGACGTCACCTACTCCGGCACGCTGGAGAACGACGGCGAGGTCACCCTCGATCCCTCCAAGATCACCGGCGAAAGCCTTACCTAATCCTGTATGAAAACGGCCATCAACATACAGGTCGGCGACCGCGTCTATCCTTTCCGGATGACCCTCGGGGCGATGATTCGCTTCAAGAGGGTCACCGGTAAGGACCTCGCGCGGGAGGAGCTCGACTCGGGCAACATCGAGGAGGTCGCGCAGCTCCTGTATGCCTGCCTCGCGTCCGCGTCAGTCGCGGACCGGATCCCGTTCTCGCTGACGTTCGACGAGTTCTGCGACAACCTGTCCGCCGAGGACATGCTCGCCATGCAGGACCTGCTGGCGAACCAGCCCGAGTCGCCGGATCCGGCGCCCGGGGACGGAGGCGGGGAAGAAAAAAAAAGTTAGCGGAAATCGAGGAGGCCCTGGGTGTGGCCCTGGGCTGCATCGGCCTCTCCTACGATGACTTCTGCGCCCTGTCTCCGGCTGAGTTCAACCAGGTCCACCGGAGCTGGGCGGAGCGAGAGAGAGAAAGGCTGCACGGTGATTGGGAACGGACGCGAGTCATGGCCACCATCTTCGTGCAGCCTCATTTGAAGAAGACGGTGGACCCCCGGAAGCTGCTCCCTCTCCCGTGGGACGCGAAGCCCAAGAAGGGCCCCGTGAAGAAGAGCACCCGGGAGAGGTTCGAGTACTTGAAAGAGAAATTTGCAAGCGATGTCGACAATCAGCATAACATACAAGCTGCAGGGGAACGCGAAGGACGTCAAGGCGCTGATCAATGACGCAGACGGGCTGGAGAAAGCCTTCAAAGGCGCCGCCGTTCAGGCGGAACAGCTGCCGAAGCGGATGGGCGGCCTGCGGTCGCTCACCGGGTCCCTCACCAAGTCCCTGGCGGGCATGGCCGCGGGACTCGTCGGCGTGCGTGCCCTTGTGAAGGGTGTGGGCGACGCGGTGAACACGATGAAGGAGTTCGAGCGCGCCAACTCCGAGCTGGCCGCCGTCCTTGGAAAGTCCGCCTCCGAGATCGACGGCCTCACCGAGTCCGCGATGGAGCTCGGGCGGAAGACGTCCTTCACCGCCGCGGAGGTGACCTCCCTGCAGACCTCCCTCGCCCGCCTGGGCTTCTCGGAGGGCCAGATCACCGCGATGCAGGAGAGCGTCCTGAAGTTCGCCGCCGCCGTCGGCACCGACCTCGCCAGTGCGGCCGACTTCTCCGGCGCCGCCCTGCGGGCCTTCGGGATGAAGGCCTCCGACTCCCGGCAGCTGCTGGACCTCATGGCGGCCTCCACCTCCAAGTCCGCCCTGTCCTTCTCCAAGCTCCAGACCTCCATCTCCGTGGTCGGCCCGGTTGCCGCTTCCTTCGGCCTGAACGCCCGCGACACGGTCGCCCTCCTTGGCGTCCTGTCGAACGCCGGCTTCGATGCCTCCAGCGCGGCCACCGCCCTGAGGAACATCCTCCTGAACCTCGCCGATTCCAACGGTAAGCTGGTGCAGGGCCTCGGCCATACGGCGACCACGATGCCGGAGATCATCGACGCCCTGCAGGAGCTGTCCGACAGCGGCGTGGACCTGAACACCCAGCTGGAGATGACGGACAAGCGCTCCGTCGCGGCCTTCAGCGCTCTCGTCAAGGGGGCCGGGGATGTCCGTGAGCTGTACGATGCCCTCGGCGACGCCAACGGCGCCCTGGACCAGATGTACAACACCATGACGGACAACCTGGAGGGCGCCATCAAGCGCGTGGGCTCCGCTTGGGAGGACCTCATCCTCCAGTTCCGGAAGTCCACCGGCGTCCTGACGCAGGTCTTCGACCGGTTCGCCCGCGGGCTGAACGTCTTCTCCAATATGTCGAAGGGTATGTCCGGACGTGACGCGAGGATTGCCTCTCTCGGCGACGCCTTCATTGGCACTGGCACGCTCAGGACCCTGGAGGAGTACGACGCGGCCATCTCGCGGATCGAGGCGAAGGAGAGGACGACCGCGAAGGAGCGCAGGACGCTGGACGTGCTGCGCTACGCCCGGAACAAGGTGTGGCTGGAGCAGATGAACACGGCCATCAATGCCATGGGCGAGGAGGAGGGCGCGGTCACGGATCTGGCCGGGGCTGTCACCTCCGGAGGGAACGCCGCCGGCGGATCCGCCGACAAGCACAAGGGCCTCGCCGAGGCCGTCCAGGACTACGCCCGCTCCGTCGAGCGCGCCGTCCAGGTCAACCAGGAGCTGGGCGGGAAGCAGAGCGACGAGATCGTCCGACTCGACGCCATGCGCTCCGGCATCACCAGCCTCATCAACAAGTACGGCGCGGAGAACGAGTCGGTGCGCAGGCTCATCCAGGAATACAACGACCTCCTCGCCGCCCGCCGTGCGTCCCTTCTCTCGTCCGGCCCCAGTCTGACCGGCGGCCCCAGCTTGAGCGGATCCGCGCAGGTGATGGGCAAGAAGGCGCAGCTCCCTGGCCTCGTGGGCACCGACATCAAGAAGTACACGAAGGAGACCACGAAGGCGATGACGCAGACCGAGGCCCTGCAGACCACGGTCGGCGCCCTGTCCGGCGTGTTCCATGACCTCGCCGGCGCCGTGGGCGAGTCCGCGGCGGCCTGGCTGGAGTGGGGCTCGAACCTCATGTCCTCCATCGCCCAGGCGCTCCCGCAGCTGACCGCCCTGTTCGTCAAGCAGAACGCCGCCGCGACGGCCAACACCGCGGCAGCGGCCTCCGGAGGCGCGTCCGCCGTGGCCTCCATCCCTTACGTCGGCCCGGTCCTCGCCGTGGCCGCCGTGGCCTCCATCCTCGCCGCCCTGGCGAGCCTCCCGAAGTTTGCGAACGGCGGCGTCATCTCCGGCCCGACGTTTGGCCTGATGGGTGAGTATGCCGGCGCGCAGCACAACCCCGAGGTCATCGCACCGCTGAACACCCTCCGGCAGTACATCCAGCCGGCGGCCGTAGGCGGCGAGGTGGACTTCCGGATCCGCGGCCGTGACCTCTACGGCACCCTGAAGAAGGACCGCCGCCGCTCTTCGCGGTCTTAGGTACCCGAAGACCCTTTCCCCGGTTTATAGTAGAAGCTCTTAACGATGGCCAAGCGACTGCGATATTCCGGGGAATTTCTTTCCCTTTCCGGCGACGTCTGGAGGTGCGATATCCTCCAGGAGGCGGCCGCCGACTTTCCCGCGGTCGGCGAGCTCATCTTCCCGGCCGACGAGCCGCTGACCATCGAGTGGGATGAGCGCAGCCCCGAGGAGCCTGTCTGCGGATCTCTGGCGACCCTCACCATTGAGTCGCCCGGTGACCGTACCTATGCGGACCTCTACACCGAGGTGCCCGGGGACATCCGGCTGGACGTCTACCGCGACGGGACCCTCTACTGGAGCGGCTGCCTGGACACCGAGACCTACAGCGAGCCCTACGACCGTGGCTCCCACTATGACGTGGAGCTCACCTTCTACGACTTCGGCTCCCTCGGCCGCATCCCCTACGACCTGACCGGCAGGAAGACGCTGCGCGAGATCCTGGAAGGCGCCGTCGCCGCCTCCGGCATCAACTATGCTGCCATCAACGAGACCTACACCTCGACGAAGTTCACGGACGACACCGCCGTGACCCTCGCCGCCCTGTCCGTCGTGTCGGATAACTTCATCGACGAGGACGGGGTCGCCTTCGACTGGGAGAAGGTGCTGGAGGGCATCCTGCAGCCGCTCGGGCTGAAGCTCATCCAGAAGGCTGGCGTCATCTGGGTGTACGACCTGAACGGGCTGTATACCAAGAAGACCGGCACCGTCCCCGTCAGGTGGGACAGCGTCGGCCAGCGGATGAACACCGGCCGGGTGTACAACAACCTCCGCGTCACGTTCTCGCCTTATTCTTCCGCGAAGCTCGGGAAGGAGTTCGAGTACGGCGACACCTATGGCCCCGAGTACACGAACCTCACCTCGTCCGAGATGACCCCGGACCGCTACAGCTACTATCTCAGCTATTCGGACGAGTACAAGCCGAGCGGATCCTGGGACTACAACCTCATCGACTTCACCATCTTCCGGTCCTCCGACGTCACCAAGTGCAAGGGCCTCGCCGCCATCGGCGGGAACAACCGCTTCTTCAAGATTTACCCGATGCTGGGCGGCTCGGAGTCGGAAGGCGTGGCGGTCGGCTTCTATACCGGTGGCCACGGTCCTCTCACGACCGGATGGCCGGTGCTGAAGGGCATCCGTCCCGGTGCGCGCTCGCAGAGCGTCGCTATGCGCACCGAGAGGATTTACCTGCCGCCTCTGAGCGCGGAAGACCAGAGGAACAACTTCGTCCGGATCCTCATGGAGGCCCTGGCGGATGTCCGGTACAACCCCTTCGAGGACGCCGAGGAAGACGGGGACGGGAATGAGAACGAGAACTTCGCCGAGTTCAAGAGCTGGGGCCAGCAGGCCTTCGTCCCCATCGACATCGTGCTATACAACGCCAACGGCACCGCCCTGTACCACTACGAGAACAAGTACATCACCGCGAACGGCCATCCGGGCGACTCCATCGCTGGCTGTGCCGCCACCAAGCACGCTAACGGCACGACGCGGGACGGGTGGAAGAGCGGGAACGCCTCCTTCGGCGATGCTTTCCTCGCGTACTACGACGCCGAGATGGACCTGGTGAACAGCCAGGGCGTCGGTGGCTGGAGGACCAACCGGCAGAACTTCGGAAAACCCTGGGCGGAAGGCCGGAAGGCTTCCAAGCGCAAGGTGTACTACACCGACATCGACGGCACCCAGAAGGACTGGTGGGCCTTCGAGAGCTTCAAGCGAGCCCCTGATGGTCAGTTCATCCCGTACCCTCCGGCGGGTGGCTACCTGGAGCTGCGGGTGTACAACTGCATCTACATCTTTGACGACACCGACCACTTTGCCGCCGACGGCTCCGGCGGATTCGCAGACCAGGGCCTGTATGACAAGCTCCGCTGGCTCCTGTACAAGGCTCCGGAGGTCTCCGTGGTGCGTCGCACCCTCACCTTCGACGATGCCGAGCTGGATGACATCGAGTACTGCGGCGTGTGCAATCCGAACGCGAAGGAAGACCTCGACATTGAGACCATCTGCGGGACGGCTGGCGCCGTTTGCCCGACGGCGAAGGGCATTCTCCTGAGGAGTTCGACTGGAGAGCAGCTGAAGCAGCTGAAGCGTGCGGGCCGAGTCGAGAGCGTCGAGCAGCTTCTCATCGGGACGCTTTTCTCGCAGTTCGCCACCCGGAAGACCGCCCTCTCCGGCGAGGTGTCCATGGACACCGGAGGCGTTACCCTGTACGAGGACGACGCCCAGGACGAGGGCGTGAAGTTGCTCTTGACATCGGAAGTCCAGCACATCAGGGACGAAGTGGCGGAGGCTGAGTTCCTCGAAGTCCGTCCGGACGAATACACAGCAGAGTAGCTATGGGAACCTATACAAAGAGCAGCATCATCCGGGCGGCCCGCCCGCGGTCCGAGCGCCTGAGGGAGGCCGGCATGTCCATCGTCTCCACATCTGCGGCGGTCGCCGGTGGAGGCGCCGGCTTTGTCCCGTCAGGATCTACGCACTCGCACGCCAACCTCGACTCGCTGAACATGATCACGGTGGCCGACGGCTACATTTATCTCACCGACTCCTACACCGACGAAGATACCGGTACCGAGGTGACCGAGACCGTGAAGGCCTCCGTGGGCTTCGCCGACAGGGCCGGGGCGAACTCCGATGGCTATATTCTGGACTGGTTCATCCCTGTCACGGTCAACGGCGCCCTGACGCTCAAGCTAAATCCCATCTACGCAGGTCTTTGGGCCGAAGGCTGGAGCTCCGCCGGCGGAACCGGTACGGGCGGAGGAGGCGGTGGCGGCGCCACGTTCCTGTCCGAGCTGGAGGACGTGAACCTCGGAACGCTCACAAGCGGCAACCTCCTGGCCTGGAATGGCACCGCCTGGACGAATATCGCCCAGTCCGACATCACGCCGGACCTCTCCGGCTATGCCACGCAAGCCTGGGTGAACGGCCGAGGCTTCATCACCAGCGAAAGCGACCCCGTCTTCTCGGCGTCCGCCGCGGCGGGCATCGCTGCCACCGACATCGCCTCCTGGAACGCCAAGACGTCCAACACCGGCACGGTGACCTCCGTCACCCTGACCTCCGGCACCGGCATCACGGTCTCGAACTCCGGCACGGCCATCACGACCTCCGGCTCCCGGGCCATCTCCATCTCGTCCACCTACCGGACCTACATCGACCACGGGGAGACCGCCTACGGCTGGGGAAACCACGCCGACGCCGGCTACCTGACACAGCACCAGACCGTAACACTTGCGAGTGGGACGAACAACGGAACGCTGAAGATCACGACAGCAGCCGGCACGGTGGACAACATCGCGGTCACTGGGCTCGGTTCGTTAGCTTACAAGTCCAGCCTTGTGAAGGCTGATATCCCCGCCCTGGACTACCTGCCTCTGACCGGCGGCGAGCTGACCGGCGATCTATGGCTGCACACAGGCAGCGCCAACTATGGCAGCAAGCTCTGGTTCGGTGATAAGGGAAGCGGAAGTGGCTACGTATACTTGCACGAGGACACGGATGACCATTTACACATCCACGCGGACAAAGGCGTCCAAATCTCCACCGGAAGCAGCTACGGCATCGCCCTCGAGAACAACGTCGCCCTCAACAGCGCGTGCTCCTTCACCCTGGGCAGCGGTGTCCTCACCTGGGACTCGACGAACAGCGCCTGGAAGCTGACCGGGAACTTCTACGCCACCGGCTTCCTCACGGCCGGCGGGGTGAACACCCAGAACGGCGTGCTGAACGTGGAGAACAATGTCGTGATCGACTCCTCGAAGACCGTGACCTTCGGCTCCGGCGCCGTCCTCTCGTACAGCAGCGGCTGGAAGCTGACCTCCTCCCTGAACGTCACCGCCCTCACTATCGGAAGCGGGAGCAGCGCGCTGAACGTCGCGACGTCTATAAACAACCTGCAGCAAGCAATTCAGAACCACGAGCAGCGGATTGCCGCACTTGAAGCATAAGACTATGAGCCATCGAAACGGGATCATATACGTCGACACCTCGCAGAACCCTCCGGTCGGTATCTCGATCGAGGACATCCGCGCCGTGCTCAGCAGCTCGCGGAACGACATCGGCTCGCTGATCCGGAGCGGGAAGGTGAACCGGTGGGCGAAGTTCAAGCCGGTCCGTCATCAGCAGATCGGCTTCGTGACCCTCGCCCAGAGGATCGAGGCCGGGCACGGCTTCGGCCCCGTGTCCCCTCTCGCTTGGTCGGTCATCCAGGGCAACTCGCTCCCGGACAGCTTCGAGTACCTTCCCCCTCGTGGGATGGGCGGCGGAACCGGCGGCACGAACGAGTGGTTCCGGTTCTTCGACTTCGCACACATCGAGACCGACCTTTCCCAGATCGGAAGCGACGGCTACAACCACAACGCCATCGCGCCGATCGACTGGTTCCTGCACATCGACGGGATGGACGACGCGAAGGTGCTCTCCTTCAACACCTTCTACCGGAGGCTCTCCGACGTGAAGGTCCGGGCGAAGTATCGCATCGGGAACCGTTGCTCCATCGGTTCGCCTGGGAACATGGAACTCGGGCTGGACGAGCTCTCCTTCTACACCGGCGGGGGCTCCGTCGGGAACGTCGGCAACCAGTTCAAGCTGTGCGTCACGAACTACGCATCCGGCGCCCTCCACGCGGTCGAGGCGCCGCAGGTGCTGAACGTGCTGACCGACACCGGCGCCGGCGTCGGCTTCGAGATCGACCTGTCGTCCGTCATGCCGGGAGGCGGCGGGCAGGTGTGGCCGCAGGACCAGGACACCGGCTTCTCCTTCTACCCGCGTTTCAAGGACAAAGACACGTCCACCTACTGGTCCGCCATCATCGGCACGCCGCTGAGGCTCGTGACGTACCTCTTCAACCCGCTGGAGATCACCTTCAACGGCAACATCGCCTTCTACGACGGAGCCCCGGACTCCGGCGGCCGTCTCCTGGCCTCCTTCACACCGGACGGGAACGCCGTCAAGGTGACCCCGAGCGGCGCATCCGGGTCATCCGTGACCTGGAGCAGCAACAACCTCTACGTCCGCCTGTACTCCGTCTACGTGACCAACAACGACAACGCCGACATCGGCTGCAGCATCCTCTCCGACGGCGTGGAGGTCACCCTCGGCGGGCAGACGATCGTCTCCAACGGCGTCACGGGCGGCATCCCCACCTTCACGGTCCCGGCCAATGGTCACTATACCATCGGCGGGATGGGCTCCTACACCGACTTCTCCTTTGGTCCGCAGACCATCACGCTGACCTCCGGCGGCGGGTCTCCTACCGACAAGCGGGCGAACTTCCCGGCCCCTACCATCAAGATCACGAGCCTGCAGACATACCCCTACACGTCCGGGCAGAAACTTTACTACTACTAAGATGAACTACAAGACAAAGACCTACCTCATCTTCCTGGCCTGCCTCGTCTGGGGCTTTTGTGCCATCGTCGTCACTTCCGCCTGCATCAACAAGGGCGACGCCTTCCACGTCGTCTGCGGCATCCTGAACATCATCCTGAACCTGGTTGTGCTCGGCATCACCCTGAGCCGGACCAGTAAGGAGTACGCCATCAAGTACCTGGAGGAGTGCAACCCGAAAAAACCCGATAGCAAGCAACCATAGCCATGAAGAAAATCGACGTACAAAACGCGGTCAACGCCTTCGGGCGGATCCCCGTGAACAAGGTCAAGAACGACCAGATCCGCAGCACCCTCATCTACGACTACCGGAAGCTCCGCAAGGCCTCCCGGGAGATCGAGCAGGAGCGCCTGGACCTCGTGGAGAAGTTCCGCGAGGACTTCGCCGACGAAATGCTCGACGTCCAGGTCCTCCGGGAGTCCGGCAGGCCTGTCGTCGACCATGACGAGTTCCTGAGGGCCGAGGCCTCCATGAACCGGCTCATCCAGAAAATGTTCCAGGAAGAGCTCACCGAAGATCTCGAGCTCGTGAAGGTCTCCATGGACGACTTCGCGAAAGCCGTCAAGGACGGGGACTACACCTTCGAGGACGTCGCAGCCCTGGACGGCATCGTCATCGAATAAAAAACCAGAGCCATGGAAAAGTTCGACTCCTTCTACCGCATCACGGAGCTCATCATCGCCATCGTGACCTCCGCCGTCATTACCCGTATCATCACGATCAGGCAGCGCGTCAGGCAGGCGAAGTCCGACGCTGACAAGGCCGAGACCGAGGTCAAGGCCGACCAGATCGAAAACATCCGCAAGACCATGGACGAAGTCTACAAGCCCATCATCGAAGACCTCCGCAAGACTGCGGCGGACGCGATGGCCGAGGCCAGCGAGGCCCGCAAGGTGGCCGCCGAAGCCTTGGACAAGGTGGAGATCCTGGAGCAGGAGAACCGGGAGCTGCGGCGCGAGAACACCCAGCTCCGGGACGCCATCCGGGAAATCAATCCGGACCTCGTTCCCTCCCAGCGCGGTGCCAGCGCATCCAGCCAGCCCCGCGGGGCTAACGGCCGTTTCGTGAAGAAAAAGGAGGCCGAGGCATGAAGCTGACCGTGGAGCGCAAGTGGCCCAAGGCCACCTACACCATCGGCCGCCTGTACATCGACGGCCTTTACTACTGCAACACCCTCGAGGACAAGGACCGCGGCCTGAAGCAGGGCGACCCGCTGCTGTACATCCAGAAGCGGAAGATCGCCGGCGAGACCGCCATCCCCAAGGGCACCTACGGCTTGGCGATGAACGTCACCTCGCCGAAGTACGCGGCCGTCGCCTGGTACTGGCAGTTCTGCCAGGGCAAGATGCCGCGGCTGCTGAGCGTGCCTGGCTTCGACGGCATCCTTATCCACCCCGGGACGACCGCCCTGGACACCCGTGGCTGCATCCTGGTGGGGAAGAACACCAAGGTCGGGAAGCTGACCGACAGCAAGGCCTGCTTCCAGCAGATCTACAAGCTCATGAAGGCCGCCGCTGACAAGGGCGAGGAGATCACCATCGAGATAAAGTGAGCGAAGGGGAGGGCGCGGTTTTATGTTCAATTTTAAAAAAAGATTAAGGGCAGCAGCCGCGGGTTTATGTTTAGTGGTTGCCCTCCCCGGATGCTCTTCCCTTTGGAGGGCTCGCGAGAGCGTCGTCATCCAGCGCGACACCGTCGCCGTCCATCACAGGGACACGACCTTCCGGCGCGATTCCATCTACATCCGTGAGTGGGTGAAGGGCGACACGGTCTACGTGGACCGCTTCCGCGACCGGTATGTCTTCCGCGACCGCTGGCGGGACTCCGTCCGGGTCGTAGAAAGGCACGACACGACCACCGTCCGGGTGCCGGTGGAGAAATCCTTATCCTGGAGCCAAAAGGCCAAAATCGGGGCGTTTCCGTGGCTCCTGCTGGCCTGTCTCGGCCTGCTTCTCTGGACGTTCCGCAAATACCTGTTCAAACTATGACCGAAATGATCATCGCCGCCCTGCTCCTGTTCACGAACCGCGCTTACCTCAAGCCTGAGGAGGTCCAGGTTCCAAAAGTGTATTTGGAGCGGGTAAGATAGAGAAAGCTACGACGCTATGGCAACGAGAACAATTACACTGCCCAACGGGCGCGCCTGCTCGGACTTCACCTTCCGGGTGCGGCTGAAAGACAACGGGACGGCCATCTCCTGGGACGGCCTCTCCGACATCAAGGCGCACGTCTTGTCCGACGTGCAGAAGGCCCTCGCGGGCCGCTGCGAGGTCTCCGTGGACGCGGAGGACCCGACCATCCTCATCTGCGAGTACGCTGCTAACAAGCCGCAGTACCTTGGCGTGAACTCCATCATCATCCGCGCCGCCTACCAGGGCCGGGTGAAGACCTACGACAAGCCCGCCGTCAACATCGTCCCCCGGACGGCCAACCTCTCCGACGACCAGGTCGTCCTGGAGGATCCGGTCGTGGACGTGGAGATCGAGGTGACCGACGTCAGCTCCTCCATCCTGGACGGAGCCATCGCCGCCGCCCTCAATGCAGCGGAGAAGGCTGAGAACGCAGCCGCCCACCAACCTATCATCATCGGCGGCGTCTGGTGGATCTGGAACGCCTCCGCCGGCGAGTATGTCGCCACGGAGTCCACGGCCATTGGGCAGGACGGACGCGACGGGCGGAGCCCCTATGTCGGGAGCAACGGGCACTGGTTCGCCTTCAACGACAGCACCCTCGAGTACGAGGACACCGGCGTGAGCGCCCAGGGCCCTGAGGGGCCAAGGGGAAAAGATGGCGGGATCCTGTGGCCGACTTTTGAGATTGACGCCGCGATGCACCTGCAGATGGACACTCACGAGGACACTGGAGCGGAACGTTTTGCCCTGGATGATGCCGGGCACCTGGTTGTCGAACTTTAATTCAGAACGGATATGAAAATAGACCTCGGAAAGGTAGCCGTAACCGCAGGGGGCTACTGGAAAAACAACAAGAGCTACGAGGCCCTGACACTGGTCGTGTACAAGGCCTCGGAGGGCGGGGATGGCTGCGGATACATCGCCCTCAAGAACAACATAGGGGTTACCCCTGGAACCGACCCGACCGTCTGGCAGAAAGCCGTGGAGGCTGGCGCGAGCATCTACGAGCTGTGCGTGAAGCACGGAGCCTTCGAGGGGACCGAGGAGGAGTTCGTCGCAGCCTACAATGCCGCTGTTCAGGCTGCCGTGGATGCCGCCGCAAGCGCAGCTGCCGCTGAGAGGGATATCGAAGCCGCTGAGAGGCTACGCGGGCAGGCAGAGCAGGGCCGTGTTGAAGCTGAGGGCCAGCGTGTCCTTGCTGAGCAGGGCCGTGTTGAAGCTGAGGGCCAGCGTGTCCTTGCTGAGCAAGGAAGGGCTGAGGCCGAGGAGGGCCGCAGTACCACCTTCGCCAGGCAGTCCGGCCAGATGGCTGCCGCACTGGAGCTGGCCGATCAGAAGACTACGGCCGCGAGTGAGGCTGCGGAAGCCGCGAACGGAGCCGCTGAAGCTGCCGAGGAGGCTGCCGAGGCTACGAAGCAGATGAACGCAGGGCTCATTGGCCTGAAGGTCGAGGACGGGGAACTGATCCTCGTGCAGAATGCCGAGACCGGAACCGTTACCGGAGGGGAAATCGACAGCAACGGAATGGTCAATATCACCTTTGAAGTCTAACAATCAAATCCAATACAACTATGCCTGGAACAATCGCACAAATTTCTCTGGGACCGGTTCCCCATAACAGGGAGACCTGGCATTCCGGAATGACCTGCAAAAAGAATGGTATCGTTTTCCACAACGGTAGTTCTTACGTGGCCCTGGTGGACAATCCTTCCACCGAGCCGAGTTTCACCTACGACGCCACCACTGGCGAGTACACCTGCTCGACGGGCTGGGGTCTCCTGGCCGTTGGGGCTGGCGCTGGTGTCGCTTCCGACCTCGCTTCCGTTATGACCCTGCTCGGCTATCGCGCAGAGCAGGGCACCATCAATCTGACTGCCGGAGAGACGGGAAAGTACGTCAAGTGCGCAACCCGTTCCGCAGTGGCCAATGCCGCCTTCAATATCAGTGCGCCCTTCAATGTGGATGCCTGTGCGGAGCTCCTGATTAAGACCGGCTTCAATCCTTCCGATTCCGCCCACGCGGGGCTGGACATTTCTGTCATAGCCATCTATGAGGAAATCGAGCGCACCAGGGTGGTCCAGAAGAGGGATGGGAACAACGCCCCCCTGTATTACGTCGTAATCGTGGATCCTGAGACCGGCACGGAGACCGTGACCGAGGAGGAGACCACGACCAACACCGGATATCCCGTGTACACCACGGAGACTTACACCGAGCAGCGCTATCTGCCGAATAACGAGGACCGCTTCGTGCAGATTCCTGACAGCGGTTATTACATCGCCAATATCCCGCAGAGCTGCAAGTGCGTTATCTCCTACAAGCCCGGCGTGACCGACATGCAGGTGGTGGTTATGAAGCACGGAGCCCTGGCCAATCTTACCAGCCAGATCTTCGGCATTTATGAGCACCGCACCATGGCGGAGGCTGTGGCCGCTATCGAGGCGCGAGTGGAGGCCCTGGAGGACGGGAAAGACAAACTCGGAAATGCGACCGCGGGGACGGTGGACTTCGAGGAGGTTACAAAATGCAAGTACCCGACCATCCTGAGGGGTCACGGAACCCCCGGGTCGAGCGTGATCCCTGTAAACCTTCCGGAGGGTCTTCCGTGGGATGGTGTGCCGGTCTTTGCTGGCCAACTCTACATCAATCTCGACGCCGCTTCGGGTGGCCTGTACTACGCTACGGGTGCCAATGCTGTGTCTGACTGGAAACAAGCATAAATATTAGTTCGTCATGATTAAATACTACGACACCGAGGCGGCCTATGCTGCCGCCGCAAAGAGCCCCTTCGAGAGCCAGATTTCCCTCGTAGGTGAGAGCAACGAGGTCCACTTCGACGGCCGGAACGTGATTGTGGGCATCAAGTCCGCGAAGACCGGCGCGATTGCTGTTCTGGATGGAAACAGCGCCCTGCACTTTGTGATGCCCGGCACGTTCAATTCAGGCTCATTTATGAGCAACTACATCGTGGTGGGTGTGGTGGCCATTGGTATCGACCACGAGGATTTCCGCGGGAAAATCGCAATCCTCCGGAAGAATTTCACCAGCAAGGTCTGGTCGTACATCTATTCCTTCCGTCTGACAGGGTACACCCTGGATGGGAACGAGCACAGCGGCACCCTGTCCGTGAGAGAGGCCAGCAACAGCTGGGCTGCCGGGGTGGATTATGCCATCACCTACACCGCGACCACGGTGGAGCAACTGGCCGCACAGCTCAATGCCTATTTCAAGGCCAACGCCCCGTTCACCACGCAGGACTGGGTGGCGCAGGTCAATGATGGAGCCATCGACCTGGTGTTCCATTATATTGACTACCGTCAGGCAAGCAACGCGGGCAAGGCTGGGTTTACCCTGGCCGCGAATCTCCTTCCGGGAATCCCTGCCAGCAGCGCGATGCTGAGAAAGAACGGCCAGCGCTCCGGTGAGGGTGCCATCAGCAACTGGGACAGGGCTCTGGCTTATTATCGCAACGATAATGGCACGGGCGCTTACCAGGGCGGCCGCACCTCTGACCAGGGCAGCAACGTCAAGCAGACCTATCCCATCAACCTGCCGACGTGGCTGGGAACGAGCACCAAAAATCCTGGCGACTTCTGCGCCGGGCTCCGTGCCATCTATGGAGAAGGCGAGGCTGGGTGGCTCAAGTTCATGGAGACTATGTGCCCGATGCAGCCCACGGAATACGGCCCGATGGGCGATAAGGAGACCTACGGAGACAGCAAGCGCAACACCTATCTGATGGCCGGGAAGAAGTTCATCGGCCAGGATGGTGTGGAGCATGCCGCCTTCCCGGCTGCTGATGACTGCGCCAGCACGACCTTCAGCCATGTGGCTATGGGCAAGGGCGCCTGGGTGCTCCCCGATATCGACCTTCTCACCAGTATCCTGAAGACGGTCAAGTACGGAACGAGCGCAAGCAGGGATGCAGACCCCGTAAATGCTGGCCTCAATGCCATTGGCGGCTCTGCGCTTTCCAATGGTTCCTACATCTGGTCGTCTTCCCGCGGCGGTGCCTACAGCGCCTGGTGCTCCTTCGGCTACAGCGGCTACCTGATCAACTACTACCTGCACTACGCGTACCTCGCCCTCCCCGTCGCGCTTTTAGACGTGAGCGGAGCGAACTCTAACAATTAAATTTTATCCGGGCGGGCTCCTGCCCGCCCCCATTTTTCGCAGAAAAATGAAAAGCGACTTCCACGTTCCGAAAACCCTGCAGAAGGAAAAAGCCGAGCCGAGCATCCGGGTGGACGCCGGGAACCTTCTCGGGCTTCTTTTCCGTGCCGAGCTAATGATGAACAAGGTCGACAGGATCCGCTACAGCACACGCGCCATCAACGCTATCCAGGACATCATCGCGGAGTTCTCTCTCGCCTACGACTTCGAGGATGACAGGCTCCTGCACCTGAAGCGCCTGTGGGGCCACACTGCCGTCTTCCTGCAGATCACGAGGACCATCGGGGAGCAGAACGCCATCCGGATCCAGCCAAAGTACGAGACCATGACCCCGGACCAGATGAAGCTGGAGCTGCTGCGCCTCACCTCCTCGCTGGACGAGGGCGTCACGAAGTGGAAGAACAGCATCGTCAACCAAAGGAACAAGGGCACGACCCGCGCCGATGGGCGGAACGGGCAGCCTCCCGAAGAATAAAGGAGGCCCGGCTTCCGGACAACCCGGCAGCTAAGAGCAAGACACGGGCCTCGGAGAGATTTTGGTTCCAACATCTGGTCGTCTTCCCGCAACGGTGCCAACAACGCCTGGTACTCCAACGGCAACAACGGCTACCTGAACAACAACAACCTGAACAACGCGAACCTCGCCCTCCCCGTCGCGAATTATTCTACAAGGAAAAATGGACCTGAAGACCATCCTGGACGCCTATCTGGGCTGCCGCTCGAACAAGCGGCGGAGCCCCGACAGCGTCCACTTCGAGCTGCACTGGGAACGTGACCTAGTGCGGCTGCTGGATGACTTCAACGACCGCTCCCTTGTTCCTTTTTTATATGGCTTCATCGTGAAGAAACCGAGGCCCCGGGAGGTCATCGCCTGCCTCATGCAGGGGAAGATCCTCCAGTGGTACTTCGACCTCCACGTCCGTCCAGTAGTGGAGCGAAGGCTCACGGACCGCACCTTCAACAACCGGGTCGGCTTCGGCCCTGACAAGGCCGTCGAGCGGCTCATGAAGGACATCCGGGAGGTCTCGCACAACTTCACCCGCGACTGCTGGGTCATCACCAGGGACATCAGCGCGTACTTTCCCTCCAGCGACCTGGACCGCAGCTACGAGCATTACCGGGCCCTCATTGAGGAGAGCTTCCAGGACGGAGGCCTCCGGGATGACCTCCTGTACATCCTTCTCCGGACCAACTTCGCCTACCCGGGGACGAACGCCCGGCTCCGCTCGCCGCGCCGGCAGTGGGACCCGCTGATCAAGGCAGGCAAGTCCGTCATCTTCAACGGCAACCCCGCCCGGGGCGCCTGCCTGGGCAACCAGTACTGGCAAGTGGAGAAGAACTACGACCTGAACGGCTTCGACCATTTCCAGGTGGACACGTGCGGCCTGCACTATGTCCGCTTCGTGGACGACATGGCCTGGGTGGTTGACAATCTGCAGGCCGGGCTCGCCCACGTCGCCCTGAGCGAGAAGATGCTCCTGGAGGAGTATGGCTACAGGATGCACCCGCGCAAGCGCTACCAGCAGCACTACACCAAGGGCGGCGAGTTCATCGGCACCTGGTTCAGGATGGACCGGGTCTACATCGGGAACCGCGTCGTCCGAAACGCCCGGAAGACCATCCGGGAGTGGAACCGCAACCCGTCCCGCGCGAAACTCCCGCACTTCCTCTCCTCGGTGAATAGCTACCTCGGCATGCTCAAGCACCGCGACGCCTACGGCATCATCCGCGACCTGGTGGACCTCGTGTCCCCGAGGTGGCTGAAGTGGTGCCACTATAACGACGACCGCCGGTGCTTCGAGGCAAACCCCGGCAGCAGGTTCAACGAGATCCTGCTTGACAAGTATCATTTCAAACTATCGAAACGCCATGGAAAATCAAGAACAACTGAGCGCGCAGGAGTCCCGGCAGCTGGAGCTGCAGGCTCGCCTTTCTGAGAGCGACCGCGCCGCTCTCGCCTATGTGAAGACCCTCGCCGGGTTCAAGAAGGCCTACCCGGAGCACGCCGCAGCCATCCAGGAAGCGGAGACCGAGATGCAGGCCGTCGAGGCCGCCATCGAGGAAACCAAGGCCGAGTGGGAGTTCCACATCGGCGAGTGGGTGACGGCCGGCCAGACCATCATCCGGAACGGCGTCCGCTACACCGTCCTCCAGGACCACACCCTCCAGGCCGACTGGCGCCCTGAGGATGTCCCGGCCCTGTACCGCCGCGAGGGCGCCGAGCCCTCCGGAGACGACCCCGTCGACGAGTGGCCCGCCTTCATCCAGCCGACCGGGGCGCATGACGCCTACGCCAAGGGCGCCCAGGTCACCTTCGAGGGCGAGCACTGGGTCTCCCTCATCGACAACAACGTCTGGAGCCCGGCGGTCTACCCGCAGGGCTGGCAGAAGGCCTGACGGGTACCCCTTCCGCTTTTGTAGCGGTAGGGTGAAGTTTGGTAAGTTAACCATAAAGTAGGGGTGGCCGCCTGCGCAGGGATGTGCGGGCGGCTATTTTCTGCCCCACAGGTAGTCGATGACCTTCCGGTTTGCCTCGTCCACCTTCGTCCTGTCCCGCTTGATATAGATGGCCGTCGTCCTGTGGCCAGCGGTCGAGTGCCCCATCCCGAGGGTGATCGTGGGGTCCGGGATGTCGAGCTCGGCGCAGAGGGTCGCCCAGGTATGGCGGGCCCAGTTGCTGGAGCAATCCGGTTCTATCAGTTGTCCGTTTTCATCGGACATCCTCTGCAGGACCTCCCGGAGCTTGCGATTGTAGTCGTGGTGGGCCGCATACCGGTCGAAGCAGCGCAGCAGGTGCCGCTCGCCCTTCCACCGATCCAGGATCTCCAGCATCTCCGGCTCCAGCTTGATTGAGAACAGCTGGCCAGTCTTCGACCGCCTATACTCCACCCGGCCGTCCACGATGTTTTCCTGGGTGAGGGCCGCGAGGTCGCCGACGTTTATGCCCCGGAAATAGAACATCAGCAGGAACACGTCGCGGTGCTCCCTGTCGCGCTCTGGAAGATCCGCATGCAGGTAGGCGCGCAGCTGCTCCACGGTGAGGGCTTTCTTCCGCGTCTCCTCCGTCCGGATCTTGAACTTCCGGAAGGGATAGCGGTCCGTGAGCTCTTCATCCAGGGCGAAGTTGCAGATGTGCCTGAGGTTCCTCAGGTGGATGGCCCGGCTGTTCACCTTCCCGCCTATGGACTCCTGGAAGCGGTGAAGCCAGACGCGGTCGATGTCCTCCAGGTAAAGCGTCCCGGGGGCGAAGGCGCGGACCTTCGACAGGGTGTACAGGTAGCTCTCCCTGGTCCGCCCTTCCTCGGTGGCGATGCACAGGTCGGCCACCTGGTAGAAGGACAGGCGGGTGTCCTCCTCGGGGACCTCGTCCATGTCGGGGGCCGTGAGCAACAGGTGCAGGCGCTCTTGCGAGAGTTTCCCGAGCCTCCCGTCCTGGCGGAGCCGGAGGACGCGGGAGGCGACCCGCAGCAACTGGGTCCCGAGGGCCTGGTTCAGCTGCTTTGCGTCCTTCCTGCCGACGACCTTCCCGTCCTCCCAGTCCTCAGGCCGGACGGCCACGTCGGTGGCGATGTAGAGCCGCGTGCCGAAGCCCACGGAGATCTTGACGGGGAACGTCCCGTCCTTCAGTGCCCGGCGCGTGTCGAGCTTCAATGTGGAGTGTGCCATATTTGCAACGGTTTTGCAACGAAATGCGCCCAAATGCTCCCAAATGTTCCCACGCGGGACTCCCTTCCTGGAAGCACAGGCGCAAGACAAAACGCATCGGAAACCATCTAACCGACTGATTTCCAATGCGAGACCGGGTGGTGGGAGATGGCGGATTCGAACCGCCGACCCCCTGCTTGTAAGGCAGGTGCTCTAAACCAGCTGAGCTAATCTTCCAAAAGGATTGCAAATATAATCCTAAAAAGCGGAAAATCCAAATCACAGATAC